GGATGGGAACACTGGGAATTGAACCCAGACTAAGCCCTTATAAGGAGCCCGCTCTAACCGTTAAGCTATGCTCCCATATCTGTATCAGGTATACCCATTAGGATAATATTCCCTGTATACATTAGCGTCATCATCATCAAGTGACATTTCCACTTCTTCATCAAGAGCCCAAGAGTCTTCACTCTCTAGATACTCTACAACTTTATCAAATAATTCAGGTGGGAAGTCATCAATAAACATACCCCAAGTTCCTGGATTTTCATCATCACCGTCAGGTTCCCAAGTACAATACTTGATGTCATTGCGGTAGATTTCAAACAAGAAGTCAAATATATTAGATTGATCTTCTTGAGTATGACAATAGATCTTCAGATTGTTCAGTTTCATCAATCGGCGTCGTTATTGTCGGTTGTGTGTATTCGTAGAAACTCTGTTTCTGAAGCAGGCATCATTACTGCTGCCTGACCATTTTCCTTTACAATTCCAATGGTTTCTCCATTTTCAACTCTTGAGAAGAGTTCATCAAAATTCTCTTCCCATTCTTTCAAAGTAAAAATCTCCATCATTCTTTCAACGATAAATCCGCAAATTCAATTTGATCTTTATTCAAATGTGCTATACATTTTTCTAACACATTCATAAATTGAATGGCATTTTCACATTCCACAATTTTAGAGTCTCCATCATCACTGTAAAGAAAAAATGTGCGGGTACAAATGTCAATTATCACACCTGAAACATAAGTTTCGTTCATTTGTGTTCCGTTGAATACCTTGATATTATAGGGTACTTTCGTGATGGTGTCAAGCGATCAGTAGGTTCCAAGAATTGTAAAAGTGGATGGCATGTCCCCAGTTACCGGACTCCTTCTAAAACAGTGAATGATTACAAATCCATTCCCTCTATTAAGATTTGCACTATAAGTAGAATATGGTCCATTGTAACCAGATCCACCTGCTCCCCACGGAGATGAAGATATTGGGTTAGGACCTAATAAGTAATAATCTGGGGTAAACATTGCTGGCGAAACACTTTGTCGATTTCCAGTGTAAGTATTTCTTTGAAATTGTGGTGATGGATTATACGTTGCATTTACAATGGTTCCGCTACCTCCAGCAGCGCCACCTTGTAGACCAGGAGCACCACCGCCACCATAATATCCACCACCTCCACCACCAAATCCACCTTTTAAATATGAACCAGTATAATAAGATGGTTGAGGTGCAGGACCCCTACCACCACTACTTTGACTACCACCCTGAGATGGAAATGATCCTGGTTGATTAGTTACATAATCTCCTGGTTGTCCGCTGTTACCGCCACCAGCACCACCTCGACCTGATGAATATGAGTGTGCGTAGTTCAAGTTTGGTTGTCCTGTACCACCTCCACCAGCCAAAATATATGAAATAAATGATGGTTCTGGTGCAGTTGGTGAGGTAGGTCCAGATAAAATACCACTGAATCCACCAGAATGACCGTTAGATGGTCTGGAACCATTATTTTGAATAGTCCCAACTGCAACTTTATAAACTTGTCCCGAAGATACTGACATCAAACCTTTACTATATCCTCCAGCACCACCAGGTCCATCTGTATAACTGTTATTGGTAATGCTTCCAGTGGATCCAGAACCTGAAGTCCTAACATAAATGTGTGTAGTGCCAGATGGAATGGTCCAATCTGCTCCAGTACCCTTAAAATTTCTTGGTGATTTGAATAGATATGTACCAATATACGCTGGAATAATTGATGTATCACTAACAAATATCATTTCACTCTGAACTGCCAATTCACCATCAGGTCTGGTTACATTAACTTGAAATGATTCTTGCCCCTCTGTTGTGGCATCATTTGCTAAAGTTAGAGTTATTGTTGCCTGTTCGTTAGATACGGTGGTCGTTCCGGTTGTGCTGCCACTAACAAAGTCCGAAGCATTTACGGAACCAGTTATATTCCATCCTAAAACTGTACCATTTCCGACACCAACTGCTTCAATTGTAAAAGTTACTGAAGAACCTTCATTCACATAGGTGGTTGACGGTGAGATCTCATAAGATTGGAGAGATCTACCAAATCCATATCCAGAAGCACTTAATGATGATGACGTACCAAATACAGGCATTATCCAAATCTAGAAAGAGAACCTAAAACTGTATAATTGTCCTTGCTATTTTTGATTATAGCAAATGTGTAAGAATTTATTGAATCAATAAATCCAGCGTTTGGTGATTGTGCTAATATCCATTTCACTGATTGTGCCGTTCCATCAATCTTAAATCCTGTTGTTGAAGCATCAGAAAGATAAAAAGCAGATCCTCCCATCGGAATCATAAGTGTTATTACTAAACTAGTTCCGTCCTTCATTACAGAATCCAATGAAGTTTTAGAATCTGCTCTCACATTAAGTGTAAAATTAGAACCAAAGTTCTGGGTGTAATTGTGTAACGATCCATTATTAACATCAATATGTAAATATCCACCAGTATCTTCTGAATTTACATGTACCTTTTCAAATACCTCCTTTACTGACGCAGTTCCCGTCGAATCAAAGGTATTAGTTACAGTTAAAGTTCCATTTACATTAGCTTTAGTAAATGAAGCTTCTTGAAAAGTTGCATCGCTGTAAAAAGATGCAGGAGCAAAAAATGTAGAATCGAAAAATACTTTGTTATCCATTATGATAGTGCCTTAACTGCTGTGCTTACGACTCCTTCAACACCAACCAAACCTGGTCCTCCTGCTGCAGTGATAGCTGCTCTGGCAATACCTTCTGCAGCAAGACCCGAATAAACTTGTCCTAGGAAAGAATTGGCATTAAATTCGGTTGCTATACAATCAGGTCCATAAGAGTGAGGAGCTTCAAGATATGCTTCTTTAGATTTAATATCAACTTTATTACCAGCATCTACTGTAAAATTCTCACCACACTTAAATTTAATATTATTTTTAGCATCAAATATAATATCCTTACCCGATACTCTGACATCACCATTCTCCATTGCGCTGATGACAACGCTGCCCTTCATCCCTGTGATGCAGACATCAACACTACCTCTATCATTTTTTTGTCCGCCAATAATTTCAATCGTCCTGTCATTATAAAAATGGTAAATGCCACCCTGACACATTCCCATTAAAGATACATCACCATTATCATTATTTGCATAAAAATCATAGACACTAGAACCATTGAATCCCATAGTAGGATTTCCAGTGTCAATTCTAAAATTTGGACCAAAAGATTGATATTGTCTTCTCTCGAAATTTGGTAATCCCACTTATATACCTCCTTTCAGATATTTAGTATCCACCACCATAACCACCACCGCCAGAGGATGGAGGAGGAGTTGGTGGTGATGGTGGAGGAGTAGGTGAAGGTGTTGGGGAAGATCCGCCAGCGCCACCACTTCCACTCGTCTGTTGTGTGGTGGGGGTTGGTGCTGGAGTTGGAGTTGGTTCTGGAGCAGGAGTTGGTTCTGGAGCAGGAGTAGGAGTAGGAGTTGGTGATGGTGTGGCGGTTGGAGTATCTGTGCTTACTTCACCACTAGTCGATATGGTATATGGTGATCCAAGACTATCTTCCCTATTATTATAGATGTATTTGTGTGGAACAGAAGAATGAGTGACACCAACCATTTTTCTGCCATTTGATGGATGAATATGATATGGTCCGTAATATTCTTTACCATCAACGTATCCAACAAGTTGATTATCTTGCGAAATACAATCGACAACTACCTTTACCTCACCTTGAGGTTGCTTAGGTCTTACAAGAAGTCTTGGACGTATGATAGCACCAGATCCTTTTTTGGAGGTAATGAAATACTCAACTGCATCTGCGATTGATGGACGTTCGATACCTTCAACATCCTCATCATCATTTGGTTTCTTCTGCAATTTAGTTATTCTTCCCCTATCATCTGTTGTTATATCAAATTCATTACCATTGTTATCCTTAACTTTATCATCATCAGGATCATAATCCTTACCACCATCAGTAATTAATGGACCATTCTCTTCATCTTCAATATAATCATCCTCATCATCACTAGGAGTGTAACCAGTTCCTGGAGATTCGACGTAAATATCAGTTATTTCTTGATATGTTGGTGAGTCTGGATCATAATCAATTACAGCTCTAGCAGTGGCACCATATCCCTTTTTACATTCATCAACGATTTCGACAAATGGTGGGAATGTGTATCCTCCACCGCCATTGACTAAATCAACACCAATTAAACTACCAGTAACACCTCTGCCAGCATCTGAAAGTTGAAGGATTGCTTTAGCAACACCACCGACTCCATTGATACCGCCACCAAAGATTTTAACTTTTGTTCCACCGCATCCACCAAGTTCTGGTGGACCAGCAAAACATTCTCCAAGAGGACTTTTGAATCCAGGAACAGAGACGCTAGGATTAGCAAAATCAAATACTCCAAGAGATCCTGTTGCTGCAGCAATGTCCTGTACGACATTAATTGCACTTTCTCCAAGAGTCATTGCCGCATTTGCTGTCTCTAAAATATCTTGAACTGGTACTCCAACTTTATCTGTTGTTCCCTTACCAATTACCCATTCATTAGAAGCTAAATCAAACTCTGGTGCTATTTCGTTACATCCTAATTTATCACCTAATCCCAAAATAGCATCAGCAGTGCTTCTTAAAAAGTTAAGAGGACTGAATCCCATCAAAATTTTATCCAATCCACCCATTAATGGTTGTAAGAATTTAGTAACTCCTCCAATTATATGATTCATTAATGAACCAATCACTTGGTCTCCGATACATGAAACAAAATTGGTGACATTATCTGCAACACTTTGCAGTACACCTTTAATCATGTCACCAAGACCGTTGATAACATTATTTGCTATACAAGGTATCTCATCAGATAATTTTTTAACAGGTGCAATAAACAATGCTTGTGCTAAAGTTCCTGCTTTATCTGCAGCGATAGGATTTCCTGTTGCCGCAAGAACTATTGCATATGTTGTATCATATAAAACCTGTAGACCACCATTTAAAACAGGCACCATCGCGTTAGATAGATTTGTTGTCATATCTTGAACCATGCGAGTGGCACTCCTCTGCATGGATGCTGTTGCCATATCAATTTCTTCAAAAATTTTCTGCTTTACTCCATCAATAGATTCAATAGCACCAGTTATAGCACCTTGGATTCCATCAGTTAATTCTGTTATCCTAGATACAAAATTTTCTGTTTCATTTTTGATTTTTTGAACTGCACTTTCCTTATCAGTAGATGCTACGGTAACTTTTTGTCCTATAACATTTGAAGAAGGATTTACCTTTTTTCTTGGATCATTTTCTGGATTTGTTTCTGCATTTATTTTATCAGCGGTCTTTTTATCTACAGAAACTGGTGATGGTTGACTACTTGAATTTTGCTCGTTTGACTCACTCGCAGCAATCTTAGAACCATCATTTTTTATCCTATCAGTTTTACCAGTAAATGGAACAAATGGACTTAAAAATTCATTAGATGGAACTTGACTTGTTCTTCCAAATAATCCTATAATTACAGGCACCTGTGCGTTATCACCATCAAGAAAAAACCCAAATACAGTATCACCAGGTGCAACTTTCACAGAAGTTGCCTGATTTCTAGCGCCTGATCCAGCAGTTGTGCTAAGGAGACACTGCGCCCAAGGTAAATCTTTATTAGGAAGTTCTACCACGCTGTAAGGATGATATCCAAGGATACGAACTTTTACACGATTACCCCAACCGCCACCGTTTGATTGCTCCTCTGTATATTCTCCATTAGGTGCTACCTGACCGACCCACCATCTGAATCCGTCTCTTCCTAAGTAATTTGTTTTAAATAGAGATTCTTCTATCATTACTTTTTATTGTTTACTCCATACTTACCAAAGGTATCTCTTACAAGCTTCACCGAAGTGTAAGATCCTTCTCTATCATAATGATGACAAAGTTCTGCTATCATATATAGTCCACTTTGCTGAATATCATCATATTGTTTCTTCTTACTTGTAGTCGTTGAAGGGAAATCACATTCTATCAAATCACCAACTTTAAGTTTAGAATTTAAAGGTAATGTTGCAGAAATAGATTGAGTAAAAAGTAAGTTATATCTCATTAATGCTTGAGATTGATAATAAAGTGGATTTGCATTTTCGTCTGTAGAAACTCCTTCCTCTAAGGTTCCGAGATCAACGATACCTGTTATTAATCTTGAGGGAATGTCACCAAGAGTTTTATCACTATCTTTTAAAGAAGGAAGATTTAGTTTTTGCCCCAAATTATTTGAATCGTTTACATAATCTTTGAGAGTAAATTTACCTTTCTCTGGATGTGTAAAAGAAAAATTAAGTGGATTAAAAAATGCTCTCTGTGATGAGAATGTTCCTAATCTTAGTTTCTTCAGTATGTCGTTATTTTGTGTTGTAGTATATGATATAATTTGCCTGTCTTCATCATGATCTTTACTTATAGCTTCTGTAAAAAAATATTTTGCAGCAGGCGATTGTCCGATTAACTTATCAATTGATTTAAAATGATAACCCTCTTTAGTTTGGTAAAAGAAATATCCTGCTGTTCCATCACCACTCATCTCAGGAACACCTTTTGATGCCAACCATGTCAAAATAGTAAATGGTTTTTTCATATTTCCAATAAAACCATACTTATTCATGGTTTTATCAATATCAACAGGTTTTTTATGTGCTAAGTACTCTTTGATAATCTTTTCTACTGAAGATGAAATCGGCAGAGAGGTTGGAAATTTTATAGGAATTCTAGACGTTTCATTTGTAATTGCCTCTCTAGAACATAAATTAAGAACAAAAGTTTCTGCAGTCTCTGTTGTAATGACATTTGTAATGCTAGAAACGTAGAGTTGATCTCCTTCTTTTGAAAAATCTAGAGGAATATTTTTGTCACTATTTGCACCGATTCTTATTGAGATTCTTTCCCCACCTCTTAAAGGTAAACCTTGGTTGACAGTAGTTCCATTAACCGTATTACCAGTATTGCTTACTACTACTTTTGCAGTTACAGTTGGTGAAAATAAATTTTCATAGTAATCCAATGACTGAACGCCTAATCTCAAATCTACAGAGGTATCTCCAAGTGTAGATTCGATTAATATCTCTTCATAAGGAGATCTATCTGAAGCTGTTGGAACTGCCATTTATACTTGCGCTAATTCGTGAAGAAGTATATCTGATATATTTAACCCAGTGTTTGAGGTGGTTATATTTATTTTTGAACCACCTCCAGAGGATGCTATCATAGGAGCAGGTGTAGGAGGTGTTGAATTCCCACCACCAGCGTCAATAATTTGTGGTTGTTTTTTCGGTTTATTGAGTGTTTGTGCTATATCTTTTGATGGTGGTTTAGAAATCAAATCTGAAGTACTAGGATTTGAATTTGATGATAAATTTTCATCATTACTGGCACCAGGTATTGGATCTGGAATATCTGTTATTGAATCTAGAGCATCTCCAATAGGTTCCTCTACTTTTTTAATTGGTTCAGGTGGTGTATAGGGATCTACTGGTATGGATTGGGGTTGAGGGTTTGTATTATTATTTGTTTTATTTGGTTTCAGTGATTCATATGCATCCTTTGCGGCAGGTAAATTATCAAGATACGGTCCTTTTCCACTTTTATAAACCGACCATGCATTCAAACCTTGACTATTCAGTATATTAAGTGCTGCCTTGGCATTGGTTACTGGATCATAAAGATCATCTACACTACTGATTCCAAATTGTTTTAATCTCTCTGGTCTTAACTTACCTGTCATATTGATCTGCCATAATCCATATGATGTTTCACCATTACGATCATACAATCCAGATTTTATTGTATCGATTGAAGAATCTCCCCCAGATTCTGATAGTGCAATAGCAACCATTGTTGGAATTTTGTCCTCAGGCATACCAACACTTCTTGCCAACTTTGTTAATTCTGTTGCATTAAGAACTTTGCCGTATGAACCTTTTATTGTTTCTGGTGCTCCTCCTCCACCACCACTTGAACCCGTTGTTTTATTCCTACCGGAGTTATCACCATTCTTCCCTTTATCATCCTGAATACCTAATATTTTTTTGATTTCTTTAACAATATCAAAATTTTTGAAGGTTTCTGCAAACTTGTTATAATCTGCTTTTACTCTAGTCAATCCAGTTTCAACTTTTGTAGCATTTTCATCAAATAATCTTTTTTCGGGAGACATTTCAAATAAAGATGCTCCAGTGATTGATTTAGTTGTTGCGTTTAATTCTTGATTAAATGATCCAAAAAATTCTCCAATTCCATTAAACCAGTCATTCAGATATGATGTTGCTTTTTGAATTCTTGCAATTAATTTCCGTGCATTTTTTATAATTGTAGGAAGATTAGTCACTAACCAACCAACAAGGATGGTCCCTACAAAATCCATTACTCTTCCTAAAAATCCTTTGGTGCTTCCTGTTATGGTTCTAAAAGCATTAGAAGAGAGACTGGTAACTTGACCTGCTTCTATGACAGATTCTCTCTCTTTACGTTCTACTGCCTCTCTTCTTGTATCAAATATTTCTCTTTTTCTGAGTATTGCTTGTTCTTTTTTTCTATTGCTTTGATCTAAATTTTTAGTAATACTAACAGATGTTTGAGTAGCACTTGCCAAACCTTTTCCAAAAGATTCAAAAGATTTAGATATTTTTCCTAGACTTATACTATTTTGTAAAAGTGTATTTTGTATTGACATCAGACAACAACGTTAAGAAGTGAAAGGGTTGTTAAGATATACATGTCACTATTATTATTACTGGGGAATGATGGAACACCACCAACAGATCCTTGAGATACAGGAGCTTGCTGAGGAGGAGCAGCAGATTTTGAGTCATTAGACATAATGACTATAGGAGCAGAAGTATCTGTTGATTGAGATATAACATCCGAAACACTAGTTTCTTTTTTTGGGACAGGTGATATTTCCGCTTCATTATTTTTTTCTAATGCAAGATTTAATAGTGCATCTTCTCTCGCTAAAGTTGCATCTAGAGATCTATCAACATTAGTATTTGTCCTATCATTTGTATAATCTGCACTGATTGTTTGAAGATTTTCGGGCAATTCTACATTACCACTACTAACATCAGGTTTTTGTTTTACAATCTCACCATTTTGTATCATTGCAGATACAGATTTAGTGACTCTCTCACCATTCTCTGTGATTTGTCGTTCAATATCTGCATAAGGTGCCAACATGTTTAGTTGTTGCCTCATCTTAAACATATTAAACTCTTGCAATGCCTGATCGGCACCAACTTCATTCACTCTATCCACTAATCCAAATTGATCCATTAAAGCTTGCTGCGCTCCTCGTACATCAATAGAATTGATTGTATCCATCAATTCAGTGCCAAAAGCTTCAACAGCAGGTTTTCTAATAACATATTCTCCGCCTTCAAGATTTTTATCTTCACCACCCTCAGAATGTGATTTACCCACAACTAATCCACCCTCTTTCATGGGGGTATCATCGGTATCACTGATATCGTCAATATTAAGATCGGGTCTCTTGACACTATCAGTATCATCATCAGGTAAGTTTAGATTTTCATTTGGCGATTTATTACCTCCACCAAAAGTATTATTCCACCAATCTTGAGTTCCTTTAAGTGCATTCGCTCCAGAATCTATCAGAAATTGAAGAAGTTGTTGTCCTGGTGTTGTGAATAAACCAGCGATTGCAAGACCTGTTAGACCTATACCAAGCAAACTAAAACTTGCAATCATTTTAGCGATGACAAGTTTTGCTGCTACAAATATACCAGTTATTACACCAAGACCTGTAAGGGTCTGCACTTTAATTTTTTCTAACTCTTCCCTATTTCCAGATGCAAGCGCATTGATTGTATCAATTCCCTTATCAACTAACCACCCACCAAGTAAAGTAACAAAGAAACTTTGTAGTCTACCTAAAGTGAATTGTGCTTGACCTGATAATTTTTGTGCTGGAGCAATAGCAGATGCTTGAATTTTCTTTTCAATAACAGACTCTTTTCCTTCTCTGAGCTGTTGTTGTGCTAATTTATTTTCTAATGATTGTTCTTGCTGTTCTTTTTGTCTTTCTAAACTTTGTGTTGTTGCTAAGTTCCTTCCAACAGATTGTAACGAATTGGATAAGACAGTCATTTGACCGCTTAAATTCGTAACTGTTCTGGATAGATTTGTTAATTGAAGTGAATTTCTATTTAAAAGTGAAGTCGTTATTTCATCCTGAGCTAAAGAAGTCTGTCCTCCTGTTACAGGAGATCCTGTTGTTACTTGTGACCTTTCTTCAGCCATTCTGTTGTGCCTTTAGATTTTCTTCTTCAATATATTGCTTGAGGAGAGCGACGTAAACTTCTTTCTCCCAAGGAATCATGTTTTCTAACTCTGTTAAGCTATATTTATGATGCTGCATCAAAGCAAAATTGATTTTGAAGTATGACTCAAGATCAGTATGAGCCATACTCACCCGAAAAAACTTGCTAATCCCTCAAGAACAATACTATTTTCAACACCAGTATTTGGATTTTTAATATTAATTGTGTGAGATAACTTTGGCATCGTAGCAAAAAAGTTCTCAATCTCTTTGAACTGTTTAGAACTCAGACCTTCAACAAATTCACGTAATTCTTTTTGAGTACAATCTTTTGTGGTCCAAGATTCTTCCTCATTGTAAATCTGTTCGATAGAGGACATTATAACATTGAATGTCTCTTCAAGATTGACCTCACTGGCACTAAAGTTATTTTTAACAAATTCATTCATTGATGGATATTTCATTCGCATAGTGAGAGTATCATCCAGACGAATATCTCTTGAATGAGATTCATCAAATTGAACGTGAATTGAATCAAGTTCAATACTTACAGGCACTTTAGTTTCTCCATCATCAGGACATGTTACAAGAACTTCAACTTCCTCTCCGACAGATTTACCACGAATGTTGAGAAACAAATATTCAATATCAAATGTAGATAGATCTTCTACTTTAATACCTCTTGTTAATACGCAAGATTTAATTACATCTTTTACGGCATTGGCAATCTGAGATGGATCTTGACTTTCCATCGCAAGTATTAAAACTTTCTCCTCTTTTACCAAGAATGGTCTATACTTTACTTTTTTCTTTGAAGAGGGAATTACCAACTCATATGTTGGCGTAACAATTTTGGGTAAAGGCATTACGATTTATGCACATCAGTAAAATTATTTAGATGACTTTAAATAATTCTATCACCAATATAACCCTTTTCAACTTGATTATTAGATAATGTGGTATTAAACAATGATTTTGGTAATTGCGAAACAAGATCCGAATTTAAAATGCTATTAAATCTATTACCGAATGATAATGTTCCATCCGCAGTTGTAGCACCACTTGTACTACCCCCTCTTGTGTCCCCCAGACCACCATTTCCAGTCCCTGAAGGTGATGAATCTCTATCATTGTCAGTTCTATTGAAAATGTTTATAGATCTAGATTGTCCTGAGACATATCTATCAAAATGAAACTGTGCTGTTGCTTTCAATATATTTGAACCTTCATAAGAAACAGTGGTAGAGTCTAATGAAATTGGGAATAATCCCCAGAATCTATACTCAACATATCTCTTGTAATCTTTTTCAAATTTAGTAATCCTAGTTTCATCAGACTTATACTCTGAAGGATATCTCATTCTGTAGTAATAATTTTCATTATTGTAACTTACTCTATCTCTACCAGTGGTTGACCCACTAGCAATGTATTCCATCCAATGTTCTAAAAATTTCAAACTTCTATATGAATTATCAACATAGAACTCCATAGACATTCTAGTAAAAATTCTAGAATGTGCCATCTTCTCACTGACACCTTGATAGTTTCCTACAATATCTGCTGTAGCAAGACCACTACCAGGAAGTTGTGCTCTACTACAGAGCAGACCCATGGTTTCAGTAACATATCTGCTATCCATTCCCCTATCTCTCAAATAATCTCTAAGGGTTTTTTGATGTATGCCAAATTCCACCATATAATGAGACGTTAGTGCAACATTCCCAAGGATTGGTTGTATTTGAGATATTCTTTTAGGAAACGGTCTAGGCACTCTAAATATTTTATATTGATTGTTTAGTTATTTAGATGTCATATAAGGGAAAATACAAACCTTCTTATCCTAAGAAATATAAGGGCGATCCTACAAATATAGTGTATCGTTCTCTCTGGGAACGTAAGTTTATGGTTTACTGTGATAAAAATCAAAATGTTTTAGAGTGGCAATCAGAAGAGTTTTGTATACCATATCGTTCCCCTGTTGACAATAAAGTGCATCGATATTTCCCTGACTTTTTTATTAAATACAAGGATGTCAATGGAATGATAAGATCCTCGTTGATTGAGGTCAAACCATTAAGACAGTGTTCCCCCCCACCAAAACCAAAAAGGCAAACTAAAAAATATTTGAGTGAAGCATTTGAGTATGCAAAGAATCAAGCAAAATGGAAAGCAGCAAAAGAATATTGTAAAGACAGAATGTGGGAGTTCAAAGTAATGACTGAGAAAGAACTAGGTATCAAGTAATGGCACGTAAAAAGAGAGAAACACTCTTACAGTCACAACAAAGAAAACTTAGAGAACTCAGAGCAGCAAAAGCAGCAGCAGAGGCAGCTCAGAGACCCACAGACACCGATGAAAATAGAAATAGAATACGTACAATAACTAACAGATTGATTGGTGTTAGAGATCCTGATATCATAATGAGTCAGTTGTTAGAAGTTTTAGAAAAATCTGATGCTCCCATACCAGGAAAATACTATGTTTATCGATATGTTGCGATTACACCTGGATTAAGATACGATAGAAATCCAGTCGTTCAGATTCGTAATGTATCTGATAAAGGTTGGATAGGTCAAAACTTTCACTGGTTAGGTAGAGGTCAATCAATAAGGAATTATTTGGCAAGCGAAGTTGTTTCAGATGGCATTTATGAAATATATCCATCAGAACTTAGAGACGTTATGATGTTACCTATAAGAGATTTCACTATTGGTGTCTAAATACTTAAAAACTTCGTATAATGGCAAGAGATCCTTACCTAGGAATGAGTCTTAGGGAGAAACAAAAAGCAAAATTTAAGGAATTTCAGGCACGCAAAGCTGCAGAAAGGGCAAAGAAGATTGCCAACGCCCAGGAAAAGCAAGGTGGCAGTAATGCGAGTGTTGTTAAAGATGGTAGTGTAGGTGTAGATAACACAATTTTTAGATATCCCTTGAAAGCAATTGATAATAGTTCAGATTGCTTGAGGATTCAGATATTTGAAAATATAAGAGGTAAAGATATAACTGGATTTGGAGTACCTAATGTAGTAACAAAAGATGACAATGGAAACCCAAATGGTGTAGATATTACTCAATTAGCAAAGATACGTGGTCTAAATGATGTTTGGAATAGTATAAATGCTGATGGTAGTGATGCAACAGGAGATGATCGATTACCAGCAGATAAAAAAGTTAGAATCGCCGATATCTTTCTTCCTATTCCACAGCAAATATCAGATAACATTGGTGCAGCATATGCTGCAAGTGAATTGAATCCAGCACAAGCTCTTGGATTGAATTTAACCAAAGAAGCGTTAGACACGGCAAGTGGAGATAATAAAACAAATAATCAATACTTATCTGAATTAATAACAACTGATCTTAAAGGTATCGATGATGCAACTAAAACTGCAATTCAAAATGTTTTTGCTGCTTCAGCGGTCAATGCATTTGGTGCAAATGTAAATCCACAAGCATTGATTTCTAGAGC